TTTTTTAGCAATGTTTCTCTTCTCTTTATTCATTTCTAATCTTTATATAACCTCTTTCTATAAAAAGGTCAATACTATGATACTGTTATAGTAGCTAAACCAGCGGTTGCGTTCCACTCTTCTGTATATGCGCCAGGTGAAGGCCCTCCAAAGGCCAGTCCACTTATAGTGCTTCCTCCACCGCCTGAATTACCACCTCTTGCGTTTGTTAAATTATTTAACTCTGTCCAAGTTGATCCATTCCATATTTCTGTTTGAGTTGGAGCAGGAGGAGCAGGAGGAGATTCACCTCCACCACTCATAACTGAGCCAGATGTTCTACCAATTGTAGATCCCTGACCTCTACCAGTATTCATATCAGTTGTTTCTGTCCAAGAGCTTCCATCCCAAGTTTCAACAACATCTGTAACACCACCTGGATCGAAACCGCCAAAAATTATTGCATCGGTGTTAGTTCCAACAGAACCTGCATATCCTCTTGCCGTGTTCAAATCTCCAACTTCAGTCCAAGAAGTTCCATCCCAAGATTCATTGTTTGCAACATAGGCACTTCCGTTGTAACCACCAGTTCCTAAAGCATTACTACTTGTAAGAGCACACCCTTGATTAAATCTTCTTGCTGTATTTAAATCTGCTACTTCCGTCCAACTAGAACCATCCCAAGTTTCAGTGAGAACTGAAACTCCAGGAGAAGAATTATTACGTCCAGCAATTTTAATTGCCGATGTGGGAGTTCCGCCTCCACCATGACCTTGAGTTCCTGTATTTAAATCTCCTGATTCAGTCCAACTTGTGCCATTATATAATTCATTTGAAGTTCGATAAGGATTTCCACCAAAAGCCAATGAAGCAGAGGAAGACGATCCTGTAGATCCATTTGCAAGTCCAGCTCTACCTGTATTTAAATCACCACCACTTGACCAAGATGTTGATGGTGCTCCTCCAAGTTTTCCAAAACCTTTTAACGCTGTGCCTCCAGATAAAAATACATCGCCTTCTGTTAATGTTGATGCTGTATCAGGTGGGAAAGCCCATTCTTCTGTAGCAGTCGTAACAGATGGAGCTTGTCCACCAAACGATAAAGCTAAAGTTGATGTGCCAGCTCCTCCGTGTTGATCCACTGCTGTAGATAAATCATTAACTTCAGTCCAAGAGCTACCATCCCAAGATTCAGTTACAGCAGTTTGTGCTGGAGCAGGTGTTTCACCACCAAACGCTAAAGCTGATGTACTAGATACTCCACCCATACCTGCAAATGCTCTAGCTTGATTTAAATCTCCTGTCTCTGTCCAAGAGGAACCATCGTATGCTTCTACATTAGCTGTTTTAGTAGGGCTTGGCCATGGAGCTATATAACCTCCAACTGCTAAAGCAGAAGTAGAAATTCCAGCGCCACCATGATAAGCTCTTGCTGTATTTAAATCGTTAACTTCCGTCCAAGCCGAACCATTCCAAGATTCAGCTATTGCTAAATAAGCGCTAGGACTATATCCACCAAAAATTAAACCAGCTGTTTGAGGAGAATACTGTGCTCCTTCAGGATTAGCTCTTGCTGTATTCATGTCTCCAACTTCTGTCCAGCTTGATCCATCAAAAGTTTCTGCAGTTGCTAATAGTGTTGGAGAGCCATATCCACCTGCAACTAAAGCTGCTGTGTAAGTTCCAAAACTTGCCATTGATCTTTTAGCTACGTTTAAATCCCCTGTTTCTGTCCAAGAAGATCCATTGTAAGTTTCTGTTAAAGCAGAGTAAGGTGGGATAAAACCACCAATTGCTAAACCTGCTGTTTGTAATCCTGTAGCTGCCAAATCTCTTCTACCAGTATTCATAGCACCACCAGATGACCATGATCCAACAAATTCAACTGGATCTTCATCAAATGTTTGTACTGTTACGCCTTTTATTTCCTTATAAGTTGCCATAATTTTTAACTCGATGTTATTGTAAAGTTAGCTAATGGAGCTGTCCACTCTTCTGTGTTTCCTACATCTGATCCATCAGCATATCCACCAAAAGCTATTGCACTTGATGTAGATCCAGCACCTCCAGGAGTATACCTAGCTGTAGCCAAATCATTAAGTTCTGTCCATGAAGTACCGTTCCAAAGTTCTGTTGTTGCGTTGGCATTTGGAGAACCTGCTTTTTCTCCACCAAAACGTAAAACGTTTGTATTTGTGCCATCTGAACCGCATCCTGCTTGCGAATTTCCTACGTTTATTTCTGCAACTTCAGTCCAAGAAGTTCCATTCCATGTTTCAACATTATCTAATGTAGAATCTGTTTGTATTCCTCCGCCAACAAACATTGCAGAGGTTGCAATTCCTGCTGAACCACCTGCTCTTCTAGCTGTGTTTAAGTCTGAAACTTCCGTCCAAGATGTTCCATCCCACACTTCTGTTTCTGCCTCATATATTTGTGGAGGATTATAACCACCAAAAATTATTGCGGAAGTATTACTTGCTCCTGTTCCACCTGTGGAATCTCTCGGTAAATTTGGTTCCGCTACTTCAGTCCAAGAACTACCATCCCAGCTCTCAACTTTATCTTTACCTGTAGATGGAAAACCTGTGCTCGCTAAAGCAGATGTATATGTTCCTGCTCCTGCAGCAGCAGCTCTTGATGTATTTAAATCGTTTACTTCGGTCCAAGAGCTTCCGTTGTATGATTCTGTAACAGTTGATCCGTTTGGATCTCCACCAAAACCTAACGCTGCATCTTGTGTTCCTCTAGTTGCTGGACCTATATAAGCTCTTGCTGTGTTCAAACTACCACCAGTAGCCCAAACTCCACCAGGAACACTTTTTTCTGTAACTTTAAAAGCGTTTGATGTTGAATTAAAAAATAATTGTCCTTCAATTTGTTTTGTAAATGTTGAAGGTGCAGTCCATTCTTCTGTTGTAGCTACTCTTGTTGGTTGTGATCCTCCCGCTACAAACGCTAAACTTGAAGTTCCAGCTTTTGAGGGCATTTGATCTCGTGTTGCTGTGGAAATATCAGAGACTTCTGTCCAACTTGTTCCATCATAATATTCCGTGTTAGCAACTGTTGCTGTGCTGGTTGCACCGCCAACAAGAATAAGACTAGTGTAAGTTCCTGTAGATGAAGTTCCTCCTCTAGGAGTATTTGCTTCTGCAACTTCAGTCCATGCTGAACCGTTCCATGATTCGACACTAGAAATTGGAGCACCTCCATCTGTTCCACTAACTGCTAAAGCTGCTGTGGACGTTCCATTTCCAGAGCAATCATATCTTTCTGAATTTAAATCATTAACTTCCGTCCAAGAAGATCCATTCCAAGATTCTACTATAGCACGACCAGTTCCTGCTGGATCATCATAACCACCCCAAACTAATCCTGCTGTTGTTACTCCAGCACCTGCATTTAAAATATTTTCTCTACCTGTATTTAAATTATTTACTTCAGTCCAAGAACTACCATCCCACGTTTCTGTGTTTGCACTATTTGGATTTCCTCCAGCTAAAAGAGCTGCAGTTTGTGTTCCAAAACCAGAGGCGTTTTTTCTAGCATCATTTAAATCTGCAAGTTCAGTCCAAGAGGATCCGTCATAGGATTCATTCAAAGCGCTATCACTACCTGTACTACCCCCAAAAACTAATCCTGCTGTTTGAGTTCCTGCACCTCCGCCTTCTTCTCTAGCGGTATTCATATTTCCACCACTAGCCCACGATCCACCTGCTACTTGTGATGCAACAGGATCCGTTGACAGTGTTTGAACTGTAAAACCTTTTTCTTTTGCGTAAGTCGCCATAGGTTAAGGACTATGGTAAATTATATTTTACTGGTCTTGGATTGTTTTCTTTTTGATCATCCGACAATGCGTCCCAAGTAGTTTGTGCCGCTTCGATCTGACCATCAACAATAGCTTGTGCTTCGTCTTTAGTCTTAATAGCACCATCTACTTTTGAGATCCAGTCATCACCATGATGATTGTCGCCTACAACCCATACTTCGCCAGGATGACCTCTTAGGTAAAAATGTTTTCTCTCTTCGTGAGTGAAAAAGTTTTTTCCCCAGTTAGTCGCTGTGCAGTATTTATATGCCATAGTTGCTTCCTCCTTTTGTGTGTTTATAAATCATTTTTAACTTTGTGTCACCGTTTTAATTTGAAAATCATCCGCTGTAAATTCTTCAACGATATTAGTAAAATTTGGACTACTTGGAGCGGTTCTTCCACCAGTAGCTATGGCTGAAGTTGGTGTTCCTCCACAAGCGTGATAGCCTCTTGCTGTTGCTAGGTCATTTACTTCTGTCCAACTTGTTCCATCCCAAGATTCAACATTTGCAACAAATGGTGGACCTACCTCTCCACCAGAGGCTAAAGCAGCTGTATTACTATCACCTGCTCCCATACCATTACTCATTCGTGCTGTGTTCATATCATTAACTTCCGTCCAAGATGATCCATTCCAAGATTCTGTTTTTCCAGTAACTGGACCTTCTCCACCAAAAAATAAGCCTGCTGTTTGTATTCCTGCAGCACCACCAAACATTCTTGATGTATTTATTTCCGCAATTTCTGTCCAGCTAGAACCATTCCATGATTCAACCGCATCTGTGGTTGGTGGAGTATTACCGCCAACTGATAAACTAGCAGTTGATGTTCCTATTGGACCCATTCTTGTTCTAGCTGTATTTAAATCGTTAACTTCCGTCCAATTTGTTCCATCATAAAGTTCTGTGTTAGCAACAATTGTGGTTGTATAACCACCAAACATTAAAGCAGCAGTTTGAATTCCAGTGCCGCCAACTTGATCTCTACCTGTATTTACATTATTAGCATCAGACCATGAGGATCCATCATAATGATATGAAGTTGCAACTCTTGCGGTTGTGCTTGTTGCTCCAGCAAACGCTACACCAGCCGTTTGTGTACCAGCGTATCCGTGTGCTGATTTAACAGTTGGTAAAGATCCACCTGAAGCCCAAGTTCCAAGAGGCGCTCCACCTGTGTTTATATTTTTAAATTGTCCTGTTGTAGAGTTGTAGTAAAAGTCTCCAACAATCGCGTCAGCATAATCTGCTGCTGGTGTTGATGGTGGTAAACCTGTAAATGCCCATTCTTCTGTGTTAGCATGATAAGTTTCTGATGCTTCAGTAACCCCTCCATAAAAAAGAGCTGATGATGCACTATTTGTACCACTTGATCCCCCACGTCTAGATTGTGAAACATCGTTTACTTCAGTCCACGATGATCCATCCCAAGATTCTGTCGATGTTATTTCACTAGCACTTGAATTCACTCCACTCATAACTAATCCATCTGATACTCCACCAGCTCCATGTGATTGAGATTCTTGTCTTGCTGTATTTAAATCATTAACTTCCGTCCACGCACTACCATTCCATGTTTCTGTTTTTGCAGAAACACTAGGTTCTTTTCCTGCAGCTATAAAACCTGAAGTATTACTTGCACCAGCACCGATTGATTGCCTTCTTGGACTATTAACTTCTGTTATTTCTGTCCAACTACTACCATCCCATGATTCAACATTACTAACATTGGTACTTCCATCATATCCTGTAGCTCCTATTGCTGATGTTTGAGTTCCGAAACCCCCAATAAGGTACCTTTGGTCATTTAAATCACCAACCTCTGTCCAGCTTGAACCATCCCAGCTTTCAGTTTTTTGTGAAATAAGACTTGGTGGAGGTGCTTCATAACCACTGAAAACTATTCCAGCAGTTGAAGATGCTCCAGCAGAACTAAGATATTCTCTTGCAGTATTTAAATCACCAACTTCTGTCCAGGAAGAACCATTATAATTTTCTGTAATAGCATATCTATTTGGTGAAGATGCTTTATTCCCTCCTGTAGCAATATGTGCTGAATTTGTAGCACCAAAACCTCCAAGTCCATATCTTGCGGTGTTTAAATTTCCACCCGATGACCATGTTCCTGCATAAGGATTATCTGCTAATGCTTGTGCATACGGTGTTGGATCTTCAGATCGGGTTTGAACTTGAAATCCCTTTATCTCTTTATATTCGGCCATGGATTATTTATCCCTTAATAGCCAACCTTGAGTAGAATCAGAATATACCAATGTGAAAGCAGCTCTTTCTGTTGAAACCGTTAGATCCGCTGCGCTTCCCATGATCGGTTGTGAGTTTCTACCTACGGTTAGATTGTTTGTATCGAATGTTCCTGCATAATCAATAATTGAAACTTCATCTCCTAATGTTGGTGATGAAGGTAAAGTCATTGTAATTGCTCCAGATGATGTATTAACAAAATATCCATATCCTGCAGTCATTGTTGCGTTAGTCGTTGCAACTGCTTGCCATGCTGTTCCACCGGATACTTCGGCAAAAGATAATTGACCAACACCTGTTGTGCCAGATCCTGTTACTGATGCAACTTTTAAATATCTATCTGCTGTAACATTTCCAGTGGGGAATTTTAATGTGTAGCTCTGATTATTTGAATGCGCGGGAGATTGTAGTTTAATACCATGGGAGTTATTTTCACAATTTAAAACTAACGTTCCAGGGTTTGTATTACCACCAATAACCACTTCACCAGTTCCGTTTGGTGTTGCTGTAATTGCTCCGTTTGCTCCATCTGTAATTGTAATTGTTCCAGAGTTTGTTCCTGAATTTGTATCTAAAGTTAAATCATATGCGCCGCTTGTTGTAATAGTTGCAGCAGCTGATCCTGTACCAACTACTATTTCACCAGATCCTTTTGGTGCTAT